TGTATCTGGTGCAGAAACCGCAGAAGATCGACATTCCTATTGGTGTGTATGTGAACACAGAGATTGATGCAAATCGTGCGGTTTCTCTGGATTTCCAATGGCTGCAGTCGGAAACCTTTATCACCACCATCACAGAATGCACCGGCATTTCTGACGGCGAATATTACCTTGCATGGGCAGGCAGAAGCAACAATTCCCACCCGAAAATCCGATTCCTGAAAGTACTGGAGGGTTAAAAATATGATGAAAGATACCATTTGCGTGGCTGTCGGCTTGGTCGGCGGCTTTTTTACTGCCATTTTTGGCGGCTGGGACTCCGCTTTGGTGACACTGGTCGTCTTTATGGCAATCGACTTTTTCACCGGCATCATCACCGCCATGATGAAAAAGTCCAAACACACAGAAAGCGGCGGACTTTCTTCCAAAGCCGGCTGGTTCGGTCTGGCGAAAAAGGTCTGCACTTTAATGCTGATCGTCGTTGCAGTTCGGATGGATATTCTGCTGAATACCAACTACATCCGGGATGCAGTCTGCATCAGCTTTTGCCTGAACGAACTGCTTTCCATCGTGGAAAATACAAGTTTATGGGTGACTCCCCACAGTGTGGGGAGATGTCCGTAGGACAGAGGGGACGGGCTGTTGGCATTGATCCCCTACCCGCCTGCAATCAAAAAGGCAATTGATGTTCTGCAAACGAAAATCGGCAGAACCGAAGAAACGACCGACAAGGAGGACAAGTAATATGACTATTTTAAGACCTGATGCAACAACGACATTTGGCGGTGTCACCGTCAACGAGTATTTACTCACCAAACACAATCCCAACCACATTGATATGCCCTCTGTTTCCATGGCAGGGAAAATCATCGGTGTGACCGTCCACAATACCGATTGGATCACCGTAGCAAGCGGCACGACCCCTGCGGAACAGTACACAAGGGCAACCGTCAATAACAACATGAAGGATGTGCGTGTCCATTACTATGTGGATAATGTATGTGCATGGCAGAATCTGCCCCACAGCCTGAGCGGCTGGCATGCCGCTGATGGCAGTGGTAATGGAAATCGCAGAACCATTGCCATTGAATGCATTATGTCCTCTGCGTATAATTCTACGGATAAGAAGTCGGAGGACAATGCAGCGAAATTGGCAGCAGCCCTTCTGAAACAGTATGGACTGGACATCAACCATCTCTACACGCATACCCACTGGCTGAATGTTCGTGACGGACGAAACGGAACGATTGACCAATTGAACACCATGTACAATCGGTACAAAATGTGTCCGGCGTACATTTTGCCTCATTGGGCGGAGTTCAAGAAAAAGGTACAGTCTTATTTGAATGCAGGAACTTCCACTATTTCTGCACCCTCCACAAAGCAGCTTTACCGGGTGAGAAAGTCTTGGGCAGATGCAAAGTCGCAGCTTGGTGCATATTCCTCTTTGGAGAATGCGAAGAAAGCCTGCAAGGCCGGATATTCTGTATTTGATGCCAACGGAAATGTGGTCTACACCAATGGCAGCAAGTTCACCAAAGGACAGAAGGTTGCCATTCGTGCCAACACGCCTCTGTTCGCCAGTGCAGAAACTACGTCTGTAACCAGAAGAATCAGCGGTACTTACTATCTGTATGATGGCATTGCCTGCAAGAACGGTCGTTATCGGATCACCACAAAGCCGGAGTTCTGCGGAAAGACACCGGTGGGACAGTATGTGACCGGTTATGTTTCTTGGGATAATTTCGGGGTGATTGGATGAATGCAGAACAAAAAGACCAGATCCGGCAGCTGCACAGCAGCGGTCTGGGCTACAAGAAAATCGCAGCCCAATTAGGGCTGTCTGTCAACACCGTGGCTTCTTTCTGCAAACGGCAGAGAGGAAGCGAATCCTGCCCACACTGTCCGCAGTGTGGGCGTTCTGTTGTGCAGACACCGCAACGAAAACCGAAACGATTCTGTTCCACACAATGCCACAATACTTGGTGGAATCACCATGTTGTATCGGGGAACGGCAAACAACAACAGCTCTGCCCTATCTGCAAAGAGCCGTTTTTTGCCTATCCCAGTTCGCACCGAAAATATTGTTCCCGTCTTTGCTATGGGAAGCACAGAAAGGAAATGGCACATGGAAAAAGAACATTACCATAAGATCATTACGTATCAAACCACAGTTTCGATTTTGAAAAGCTGGATGCGTGCTGGATTGGTCACGCCGGAGGAATTCCAAAAAATCAACACCATAATTGCCGAACGTTCCGGCATATCTTTGTGCAGTATATTCCTTGACTCCTGCCCGATCGTACGGTAATATGTCATCGGAAAGGGGGAGATTATCACGGCACGAGTGATACAAAAAGTTGCATTTCCACAGAAAAAGCCGTTCCTGTTGAAACGGACGGCAGCCTATGCCAGAGTGTCCAGCGGAAAGGATGCCATGCTCCATTCTCTGTCGGCACAGGTCAGCTATTACAATCAGCTGATCCAGAGCAATCCGAAGTGGCTGTTCTGCGGTGTTTATGCAGATGAGGCATTGACGGGAACAAAGGAAAATCGTGCAGAATTTCAAAAGCTGCTGAACCGATGCCGGCGAGGAGAAATTGACTTGATTCTGACAAAGTCCATTTCCCGTTTTGCACGAAACACGGTCACCCTGCTGGAAACGGTACGGGAACTGAAAACACTGGGCGTTGATGTCTATTTCGAGGAACAGCGGATTCATTCCATGAGTTCAGACGGCGAACTGATGCTTTCCATTCTGGCATCCTATGCACAGGAGGAAAGCTATTCTGCCAGCGAGAACAAAAAGTGGCAGATGCGAAAGGACTTTGAACAGGGAAAAGTCGGGAGTATGCGAATGCTGGGCTATCGGCGAACCAAGTCCGGAAAACTAGAAATCGTACCGGAGGAGGCAGAAATCGTTAGAATGATTTTTCTATATTATCTGTCTGGTATGGGCAAGCTGGCAATTGCCAAGAAACTGAATGAACAGCAGATATGCACGGTGCGTGGCTGTGCATGGACGACAGAGGACGTAAGGCGAACGCTCCGCAATGAAAAGTACACCGGAAACCTGTTGCTGCAAAAAAGTTTTCGGGAAAATCACATTACCAAGAAAAAGGTGGCTAACATCGGACAGCTTCCGCAGTATTTCGTTGCCGATTCACATGAAGCCATCATTTCGCTGGAACAGTTTGATGCGGTGCAGAAACAAATGGCGGAACGGCAGAAAAAATATGCCGGTTCCTGTACCACAAACCGATATCCATTTACGCAGAAAATACGGTGTGCCTGCTGCGGCAAGTATTACCGCAGAAAAACGACTGTGACCGGTGTGGTCTGGATTTGTTCCACTTACAACACCAAAGGGAAAAAATACTGTCCAACGGCAAAACAGATTCCGGAAAATACGCTGATTTCTGCCTGCTGTGATGTTTTGGAAATATCGGAATTTGATACGGAGCGATTTGCGGAACAAATCGAACAGATTCAGATTCCTGCACCCAATGAACTGCAATTCTGCTTTTCGGACGGAACGGAACAAACCGTATCTTGGAAAGACCGTTCCCGTTCGGAAAGCTGGACAACGGAAATGCGAGAGAAAGCGAGGCAGAAAAAATGGCGACAGTCCTAAAAATACCGGCAAAGTTTCATCCCATAACGCATTTGCCGGAAACCAAGGTTCAGAAACGCAGAGTGGCAGCCTATGCCAGAGTTTCCACGGATTCCGAGGAACAGCAGACCTCCTATGCTGCACAGGTAGATCGCTACACCAAATACATTCAGGAACGGGCAGACTGGGAGTTTGTTGCAGTCTATACCGATGAGGGCATTTCTGCCCTGAATACCAAACATCGGGACGGCTTTAATCGCATGGTGGCAGATGCTCTGGACGGCAAAATCGATTTGATTGTCACCAAATCAGTCAGCCGGTTTGCACGAAACACTGTAGATTCTTTGACGACTGTGCGAAAGCTGAAAGAAAAAGGCGTGGAGGTGTTTTTCGAGAAAGAAAACATCTACACGCTGGATTCCAAGGGCGAGCTGCTGATCACCATTATGTCCAGTCTGGCACAGGAGGAGAGCCGTTCTATTTCGGAGAATGTAACTTGGGGACAGCGAAAGCGAATGGCGGACGGCAAGGTCAGCCTGCCGTACAAGCATTTTCTAGGCTATCGAAAAGGAGCAGATGGCTTGCCGGAAATTGTGCCGGAGGAGGCGGAGATTGTTCGGAACATCTATCGTTGGTTTATGGAGGGGAAAACGTCGACCGGCATTGCGAGAACATTGACAGAACAGGGCGTTCCGACACCTGCCGGAAAGGAGCAATGGTGTTCCAGCACAGTGAAAAGCATTCTGACCAATGAAAAATACAAGGGTTCTGCTCTATTGCAAAAGAGATTTACGGTGGATTTCCTCACGAAAAAATCTAAGGTGAATGAGGGCGAAGTACCCCAATACTACATTGAGGAAAGTCACCCTGCCATCATAGTGCCGGAGGAATTTGAACTGGTGCAGGCAGAATTGCTGCGGAGGCAAAACCTGCGGCGACAGTACAATGGAAAGAGCGTATTTGCTGCCCGGCTTGTCTGCGGCGACTGCGGAAATTTCTTCGGGGCAAAGGTCTGGCATTCCAACAGCAAGTATCGGCAGGTGATCTGGCAGTGCAATCACAAATTCCAAGGGGTGTGCAAATGCCAGACACCCCATTTGCAAGAGAGCGTCATACAGCAGCGGTTTCAGGCAGCCGTTCAGGAATTGCTGCAAAAGCGGAAAGCAGTTCTGGAAAACTGTCAGGTAATGCTGGAACTGCTTACGGACTGTACAGATTTAGAGCGTCAATTGCAGGAAATGGAAACGCAGAAAATGCGGATTTCGGAACAGGTGCAGGGATATGTTCGGGAGAATAGTGAAATCGTGCAGGATCAGGAAAAGTATGAGGAACGGTATCAGGCACTGGTGGGACAGTATGAACCGCTGCAGAAACAAGAAACCGCCCTGCAGGAACGGCGAGCAGAGCGGTTGGCAAGACGGGAACAGATTCAGGGATTTCAAAGAGCATTGAACGGACAAAATGGGATGCTGCCGGAATTTGATACACAATTGTGGCTGGCTGCTGTAGAAAAAGCAGTGGTGCATCGAGATGGAAAAATCGTGTTTGTTTTGAAAGATGGGACGGAGTTGGTGCAGAAAATTTGAGG